ACAAAAACCTGTAGATGAAGTTTTAGATCAATTTGATATGAATGAAGTTGTCGTTGAACATAAAGTTACAACATTTGAACTTGCCAAATTGAAAGAAACTGTAGACTACCACGACATCATTAAACAAAATTTGTCTAAGAAGATTTCTGAAAGTATAATTAACAAAGCAAGATTCACGAAGAAGCAAGATCTTGACTCAGATACTATATCTTTTCGTGGAAGAGTATGGGTATTTAATAAAGAAGAATTGATGGATTTAATAAAGGAAGTCAGAAATGTTTGATAAATTTGGAGTAGTTGACGAGATTAGTGTTCAGTTGATTAGAAACCCCACTAAGACTAGAAAGATTATCGCAGTTGGTGGGCAACCTGGAACTGGTAAGACTACACTGTTTCGTAAATTTATGGAAAATAAACAGTGGATTGTAGGTGAACCAGCCAAGTTGGTATCAGCATCCTATAATACCGAACGAGATCTATACATCCTTGGTAAATATGATGAGGGTGAAACCTTTGCTGGAACAGATCGGCTTTCGATGGCAGTCCAACCAAACCTCCAAGAGTGGGTTAAGTCTAATAACTGCAATATCCTTTTCGAGGGAGATCGAGTCTTCAACCAGTCATTCCTAGAGTTTTGTATGGAGTTACCTAATACCGAATTGCAAGTGGTCTATTTGGCAGTCCCGAAACCTATGTTAGAACAGAGATACAAAAATAGGGGTTCTGACCAGTCTGAAACTTTCCTAAAGGGTCGGGAGACTAAATATAGTAATCTATTGTCAAACTTTGACTTGATGCCTTATATTACTGAGTTTGTAAACACTAACTTAGAGGAGCAGGGGAAAGTACTTGCGCACTTGGAGAAACAGTTTAGTTAAGCAAGAACTTTCTGGGAACTATGAACTTCCTAGAAAAAGCCAATTACGACTGGATGGAACTGCTCAACTTTTATGAGCGTCCATTCAGAGCTAAACTCACACCCTCAAAAGTCTGGATTGATCTAGATCGTTATAAGAACGATTCTGTCGGTCTTGCCAACTATGCTAAGAAGTGGCGCACCAAAGTCGAATGGCGTAAGGAAAAGTCTAAAGCAAAGTGGACTGAAACCTATGTAGGAATTGGTGGTGAATATGCTCCAGATGAGAGACAGATAACCATACAAATCTATACTGATAGGTTCAATTCATTCTCCTTTACAAATAAGTCTTGGACAGCATTTAAGATGAGATTTATTCAAACTCTCATGCACGAATTGATACACTTCATGCAGTACGAGAGAAGAGATGACTCATGGAGTAACTACGTTGTACCATATAAAAAGGTGGGTATAGCAAAGAAGGATGAACAGAGAGCATACCTCTCTGAGTTTGATGAGATACAAGCATATGCGCATTGTGTGTATCTAGATTTTAAGATGCGTAGACCCAGAGTAGAAATCAACATCCTGTTGAATCGTTATAAAAAGAAACGAGATTCGTCTACTCTTCACTTCTTCTTAAAGACGTTTGATTACGATTTAAGAAACAACATGGCCACTCGAAAGATCATAGATCAAATCGGTAAATGGGATCGTAAATACAACCGAATGACTTGACCTAAATAGTTGATTATTGTAAGATCAACTATATGGCATACAAATATCCTGAAATGGCTTTAACAGCCAAGAACATATCAGACTTTCTTAAGAAGAAAGGTGCTGGTGCTTCTGTAAAAACATCCAGATATCAGACTCAGATTAAGTCTGTAGAAGTAGCACATCCAGGAACTTTGGAAGATCTTCTAAAATCTTCTGGTATAAAAGGTAAGTTAAGTGACATTAGCGCAACAGATGAGAAGGCGATCTCTGGTAAGTACAAAGCAAAGTTACTGACACTTACTACAGCAATTGCTGATTGTAAGACTGGTGCCACTTGTTTCATTCTCAATACATTTACTGAGAAGGGTACTCTCAAGACTAAAGATCTAGCACCAGAGAAATTAAATTTAACTATTGCTTCTGGGTATACTGATATTGCTAAATTCGATAAGGCTGTGTATGCAGGTATCGATAATCTTAAAGTTGGAGCAGATATCAAAACTGTTTTAACAGAATTGTATAGATCTATTGTTGATAATAAAACCACTAAAGATAGTATCACAATGAATGCTGCTGCCAAGAAAGCAATGGTCTCAATTAAGCCACAAGATCGTCAAGCAATCGGTAAAGACTTTGGGGAAATTTTATCACTTCGTTGGTATCTAACCCAACCATTCGGTAAGGGTTATACAAAGTTTGGATTCTCTGTTATCAGTAATGAAGCATTGGTTGACTTTTATCTTGATAAAAAGGTTGGTAATAAATCTGTTCACGTAGATGTATCTGCTAAATTCGAAGCAGGTGCTGCTCCATCAATTGGTGCTATTGTTAATAACATCGGCAAAGTCTATAAGACACCAACAGCAGAAGAAAAGAAAGCCATCGGAGTTTTACAGGCTTTGGCTGGTGCTGATGATAATACTTCTACAAAAATTCTTAAAGCATTCGAGACTTTAAAGTTACCCTCTTACACTACTCTAAAATCTATAGTTGGTGCAAAGGGAGCATTCACTATTGCAGATGTATCTGCAGCTATACAGAAAATAGCAACTGCAAGTAAAACTCCAGCCAACAGAATCAAGATGTTCAATACAGAATATGCTCCGATGTACGAGTCCTTGGGTAAGAATGCTAGTCCAGATTCATTAGCTGTAGTCTTTAGCACTCCAACTTATAAAAAATACTATTCTTTAATCTTAGCCCCAATGGGATATGCTTTAGTCGAGTATATGAATAAGAATAAGATCTATCAAGAAATCTTAAATAACATTAGTAGAGAGATGAAGACTGAACAGGTCTATCTAAACTTCGTTGGCGACTCGATGACCTTCTCTAAGAAGTTGTTTTCTAACGCTGAATTTAAGTTTGCATATGGAGCCAATGCCAAGGATTCCGACAATACAGGTATAAAGTTCTCGATGAAACATTGAGGATTATAAATAAGATATAATACTATACAGATGGATTAAATGAAAGATTACAAACAATTATTAAAAGAACTCCCATCTAAAACGGTAGTTCTAGCCTGTGGTAAGTTTAACCCTCCAAACGTGGGTCATGAACTTATTGTAAAGGCTGTCAAAGCACTGGCTGAGCAACGTAGCGCAGACCACGTAATCTATGCATCCACTGTTAGCGATGCGAAAAAGAATCCACTATTAGTAGAAAAGAAACTTCAGTATTTGAATCTGATTTTTCCTAAGACCAACTTTGTCGAATCTGAAAAGAATTTGGTAGATATCGTTAAGAGTCTAAAAGAAAACTATTCAAATATTATTTTAGTGACTGGCGCAGAAGTTCCACGAGCACTAAAGAAGTATAATGTTACTGTTATCAATACTGGAGAAAGCGATCCAGACGAATCTGAAACTATTCGTTCATTCGCTTCCAAGGGATTGTATGAACAGTTTAAGAAAGCACTACCATCATCTATTAGAGATCTTGATAGTCGTAGATTAATGAATGACATAAGAACTGGTCTTGGTTTAGATATAATCAAAGAGCAGATCAATCTAGTTAAAGACGATATTCGTGAGATGTATCACTCAGGTGAAATCTTTAATGTCGGAGAAGTTGTTGAGTCTAATGGTAAGAAGTATGAGATTGTTAAGCGTGGTTCAAACCATCTACTATTAAAAGAAGACTCTGGTAAATTAGTATCTAAATGGATACAAGATGTTAAAATAATTACATTTAAAGAACATATAAAAAATGGATGAACTAAAAACAGCAATCAAAGTCCTGTTGGCAAATACAACAGTGATGTACTATAAGGCTCATCAATTTCATTGGAACATTGAGGGCATAGAGTTCACTCAATTCCATGAATTCTTTGGAGATCTGTATACTGATGTTTATAACTCAGTAGATCCAATTGGTGAACTGCTACGTAAGTTAGATGATTATGCTCCAGTCAGTTTAGATGACCTGTTTAAGTATAAAACATTACAGGAAGAGACTACCAGAGTAGAACTTCTTTCTGATATTCTGGCTAGTCTTATCAAGGCAAATGACGAAGTCTTGGCTAGCCTAAATAAAGTGTTCACTATTGCAAATGCAGACAAACAACAAGGTATTTGTAATTTTATTGCGGATAGAATAGATACACACCAGAAGCATGCATGGTTCTTACGTGCTTCTGCTAAGAAAATAGGATAAAAAATGTTTTCATTTAAACAGCTAATAGAAGAAGCAAAGAAATCAGGATGCACCTGCTGGACTGGATATAAAAGAGTTCCAGGAACTAAACCATGCTCTGCTGATTCATGTATCAAAGAAAGCCAGCGTGGATTGTGGGACAACATCCATGCCAAACAAAAACGAATTAAAGCTGGTTCTGGCGAAAAGATGCGCAAGCCTGGAAGCGAAGGTGCTCCAACTGCAGCAGCATTGAAAGCATCGCAAACGAATGAAGCAAAAGATAATAAAGAGTATGGTTACGAAGGTGACATGGCACTAAATCAATTGGCAACGCTAACACGTTGTGCTGATATGATTAAAGATCTACTAAAGCCAGACACTGATTTGCCAGAGTGGGTTCAATCTAAGATTACTCTTGCAACTGATTATATTCAGACTGCAGCTGACTATTTGTACTCTGAGATGAAAGAAGATGTTGAAGCACAATTTGACCTTATTGAAGAGATGGTAAGTGATCTCGCTACTCAACATAACTTAGATCCAGAAATGGTTTGGGAAAAGTTTGAGGAAGTTTCTGATGAAGAACTTTTCGAAGCTGCAGTTGATGCCAAAGGTCATAAATCTTCCACTGGTGGTTTGACTCAAAAAGGTCGTGATGCATACAATGCCAAGGGTGCTAATTTACAAGCACCCGTGACAACACCTCCATCAGAATTAAAAGCTGGTAGCAAAGCAGCTAATCGTCGTAAGTCTTTCTGTGCTAGAATGGGTGGCATGGAAGGCGCAATGAAGAAACCAAATGGCGAGCCTACTCGTAAGGCACTCGCACTAAGAAAGTGGAACTGCTAATGAAATCATTTTTAACATATTTAAAAGAAGAAAAAGATGCACTTGGCCATGGCTCAGATGCTGGTGATAAACTAAAGCACATTACTCATGCTGAGGATCGTCCATTGATGCATGGGCATGAAGGTTTTGAGCATGCACATGGTGCATTAATGTCTGCTCATGAGCACACAAAGGCTGGAAATAATAGTAGTAAATTAACGATGAAGTTTGATGGTTCACCTTCAGTTGTTTTTGGACATCACCCAAGTAATGGTAAATTCTTTGTTGGAACAAAAGGTGCTTTCAATAAAGATCCAAAGATTAATCATACAGAAGCTGACATCGATAAGAATCATGGTCATGCTCCAGGTCTAGCCACTAAACTAAAAGCAGCACTACAACATCTACCAAAAGTGACACCAAAGAAAGGTGTTTACCAAGGTGACATCATGCATTCTGAGGGTGATGTTGAACATGATAAAAAAGCAGGCACTGCTAAGTTTACTCCAAATACAATCTCTTATACTGCTAAAGGCGATGAAGCAAAGAAAGCAGCTGAATCTAAATTCGGTGTTGCTGTTCATCAAAAGTATGAACACAAAGAAGGTGCTGATAAGAAATCTTTAGAATCAATGCATGTAACTCCACATCCTGATAATCATAACTTCGGTGATCATAAAGACGTGCATCTTAAGACTGCTAATCATGATACTTCTAAAGTAGATTACCCTAAAGAAGCGCAAGACCAATTTCACAAACACATGGCTGCTGCCAAAGAAATTCATGATACTCATGGTCACAAGATGTATGATGCTGTTCATCCTGCTCATAGTGGTGATTCTGGTCATTTGGCTTCTTACATTAATCATACAGTTAAAACAGATACAGTTCCAACTGCTGAAGGTTTACAAGCCCATGTTACTGCTCACTACGAAAAGAAAGCAGCTGGTGTTAAGTCTGATGCTGCAAAGGCAAAACATACAGGCGAAGGTGCTGCACAAGTAGCGCATATCGAAAAGAATAAGTCTCACTACGATAATCTATTGAATATGCATAGTCACTTGGCAAAAGCAAAAGATACATTAGTTAAAAGTTTAAATACTCATACTGGTGGATTAGATCATCACATTGGTGATAACAAAACAGATCCAGAAGGATTTGTTATTAATCATGAGCACAATGGAAAAGAAGAGCCAACTAAATTAGTTAATCGTAAAGAGTTTAGTAAAGCCAACCTATTAAAAGTATACAAAAAATGATTACATTTAAAGAAGCCAAAGATGTGGGTGGCCATGGGTCTGAAAAGCACCATGCCATGGTATTCGGTCGCATGAATCCAGTAACTTCTGGTCATGAAGCTGTTGTTAAAAAGATGCATGATGTTGCCAAAGAACATGGTGCTGGTCATTCTTTAATTGTTTCTCACAGTCAAGATGCTAAAAAGAATCCTCTTTCAGCAGATCAAAAAGTTAATCATGCAAAGAATGCATTTCCAGGAACTAATGTATCTTCTTCTAGCAAAGAAAAACCAACTATCTTACATCATGCTGCAGAGTTACACAAACAAGGTGTGACACACCTGCATGTAGTTGCTGGTTCTGATCGTCATAAAGATATGCATGATCTACTACATAAGTATAATGGTCAAGATTCTGGTCATGGTCATTACAATTTTAAAAAGATAACAGTACATTCTTCTGGTGAGAGAGATCCAGATGCCGAAGGTACTGAAGGAATGTCGGCAAGTAAAATGCGTGAGCATGCAGCATCTGGTAATAAAGCAGAGTTTCATAAAGGAACTCCTTCATCAATGAAACCAGAACATAAAGATGCTATGTACAATGATGTGCGTAAAGGTATGGGTATTAAAGAAGAACTTAAAACATACAAAGAACTTATGGAAGACAGTTATCTAACTAAACTTATTTCTCGTCATAGACGTGGAGAGAAACTAGCAGCAAATGAACAAGAATTAGTTGCATCTTCTTTAAAGAGAAGTAAGATTTATGGTAAGTCTAAAAATGCAATTAGTTCTGAAGTTAAAGAAGAGCTAGAAGAGTCTGTTTCTGAGTTAAACAAACATATCTCTGATTTCTCTAAAGGTGTTAAATCTTCATCTGCAAAACAAAGCACATACAAACGTGATAATAAAGCAATTCATAATATGAAGCATGTTGAAACAGATTCAGATCACCAAGCAGTCTTTAAACATCTACAAAAGATGGGTTACAAAAAGACTTCTGGTTACGATTCAAAACCAAATGAGTTTGACATGCATCACAATCGTGAAGAGATGACATCAAAGAGTGATCCAGTTCATCATTCATCTGGTGTTTCAGCTCATGTCGAAAAAGAACATGGTGGTAAGACTAAAGTTCACTTCACGCATCGTCATATTAAAGAAGAAGTTGAACAGATCGATGAACTATCCACAGATCTATTAGCAAGATATAAAAAAGCTGCAGGTGCTTCTGCTAAAGCAGCAGATGCTTCTGGTAACTATGCCAAGGGCGACAAGCGTTTTAAAGGCATAAACAAAGCAACAAACAAACAGTTTGACAATGATCTAAAGAAACATAATCAAGTCAAAGAAGAAACTCTCGATCAACAAGCTGATCGTGTAAAACAATTG